AAGGATGCGATTAATGCGCGTCTGAACGTTCAGGATAAAAAAAAATAAACCGAAAATAAACCAAAAAATAAAAAAAGACAATGGCAATCATAAACCCATCCGACCTTACATTCAACGGAGAAGAAATCAGGTCGATTCGTGAGGCAATCATCGAAAGGTTCTATGCAAAACCTGCAATTACCGACTTTCACACCGTTTACGAAGATGTTGTAACTGACAAACAGATCGCCTTCCTCGGTAAACTGGCCAAAATTACCCGCGCTGATGCCGGATGTTCTTCAACTCCAGGATCACATACCGTTTCCATGTCTGAAAAGTTCTGGAATCCGGTGCGTTTCGAGGCATGGCTGCAAGAATGCTACACCAACCTTGACGGAACGTTCTTCGTTTGGGCGAAAAAACGCGGACTGAATGAGCCTGACCTAACTGCAACCGACTTCGCAGCGTACATCGTGGACATTATGACCGATGGGCTGTTCGAGGATGCTTTACGTATCGCATGGCTGGCAGACAAAGGCGCTGAATCGGTTGATGCAACTCCTTCCGGTATTCTTTCCTCTGGTGTTTCTCCGCTTGATTACAACGCAATTGACGGATTCTGGAAGCAACTGTTCGCAATCGGAACAGCCACGCCTGCACAACGCTACACGATAACCGAAAATGCAGCAGGAACTAAATCTGCTCAGATGAACCTTGCAACAAACCGCGCTTTCTTAGTGTTTCAGGCATTGAACAACAATGCTGACTACCGCTTACGTGGCGCGCAGGATAAAGTAATCCTGACAACAATGAGCCTGCTAGATAATTACGCTAACTACCTTGAATCTCAGGGTAATGATGCTTCATTTATCCGTATCGAGGAAGGTTTCAGCACATTGCGCTACCGTAATCTTGAAGTGATTGGTGTTGATTTGTGGGATCGTTACATTCAAGCTGACTTTGACAACGGAACAACTTACGATGTGCCTCACCGCGCACTGTTAACCACCAAATCAAACATCGCACTCGGTGTTGATGCCGCTTCTGCCCTGACCGATATTGATCAGTGGTTTGAGAAGTATGACAAAACAACCAACTTCCGTGCCGGGTACAAAATGGACGCTAAGATTCTGGAAGATTACCTCGTTTCACTTGCTTACTAATCAATAGGAGGACAAATTATGCCAACAGCATGTGCCGGGCTAACCGAAAACATCCTAAATAACTGCGAAAATCCAATCACGGGCGGGGCAAAAGACCGCGTTTGGTTGGTCAATCGTGATGACATCGCATCGACCACGCCTGATCCGAGCAATCCGTATCTGTTGACCGCTTTTACTCTGAACTCAGGAGCGTACCTGTACGTTTACGAAGGTCAGAACAACTCGGTTGACCTGCGGGCTGCATTGGTTCGGCAGCGTTACACTACTGTTTATGACCATGAAGTTATCCTTAAAGTATTCGATAATACACCGGAGGTAAAGCAGCAGATCGCTTACTTGGGTCAGGGTGTTGTTGTTGCAATTGTGGAAAAGAACTTCAAAGCATCGGACGGCTTGGGGGCGTTTGAAGTGTACGGACTTGATGCCGGATTGATCTTGAATGCATCGGAAACAAACGCCTCTGATGCCGACACTCAGGGTGCATGGAACTTGACCGTTTCCACCTCTGAACAGGCTAAAGAACCAGGACCACCGAAGACCTTATTGATAGGTGGTACTTACACCTCAACAAAAGCTGCACTTGAAGCACTGCAAGCACCGTAATCTATGACAGGGATTGAATTAAAGGCAACCCTGAGCAACTATTCATATCCCTTGCCTGCCTCTCAGCGGGCGGGGATATTTGCTTTATACCACCAGGTTACAGGTACGCCGAAAAAAAACACTTGCCCAAATTGCGCGAACGATGCCTATATTGAACTGTCAATCATTGCGAAAAATACCGGAGAAAATCAGTTACCTTTGGTTAAAATAAATGGTATGAAAAACGAAAAAGCAAGCACCCTGACAAAGTATTCAATTGACAAACCGTTCCGCGTTCACGGCGATCCAAAAATATACGCCAACTGGAATACAACGGATCAGGAGGTTGAAATGCTTATCAATCGTAACAACGCGTTAAGGCATCATTTTACCCGTTTGGATGGCGGCGATATATTGCAATTACAGAATCCGGTTAAAGTTGTTAAAACGTCAGAAAACAGCACAAATCATTCAGTTGAAGTAGAGGCTGAATCCGAACCGATACCCGTTAAACGGGGTCGTAAAAAGAAATAATGGCAAACATCACAATTACCAATACACGGCAGCGATCAATTACCCGTGATTTAAAGGCTGAAAAGGTTTATTCATGGGATGCCGATAATGCCTATCCGCAGAGGGTTCGCGATCTGGTCTTTTCGTCCGGTGTGGCAAAGCAGGCATGGGAGAAATTCGCCACGTTTGTAATGGGTCAGGGCATTGCTGATTCTACATTATACAAGCGCGTGGTGAATCGGTACGGTATGACCTTTGACAAGCTGATGCGGTTTGCAATCAAAGACTACTGCCTGAATTATTCATTCGCCATTCACGTATCTTACAATGCAGCTGGTGACCCTATTGCATATACACCGATGCCTGTTGAATACATCCGGCTGTGTTGGGATGGTCGCATTGCTTACTATGATAATTGGGATAGGCGAAAACTGAAAGACAACGGCAAATACAACGCAAACGATATAGTCCGGTTCAATCGGTTCAATCCTGCTCGTGCTGCCTCTGAGATTTCCGTTATGCCGGGTGATACAATAGCCGAAAAGATCGCAGCCTATCCCGGTCAGGTTTATTGGTACAGTGCGGCAGGCGATAACGAATACCCGCTTTCACCGTTTGACCCGGTACTGGAAGATATCGAAGTAGATGCTGAGGTGAAGATCGGGAAGTTAAAGAACGTAAAGTCGAATTTCATGGCTGCCCAGATGGTGATCTATCGGGGCAAGTTTGAATCAGATCAGGCAAAGGCGGCATTTGTTGAATCGCTCACTGAGTTTCAGGGTAATGAGAATTTGGGTACGATGATGCTTGTTGAGGTTGCAGACGGTGCGGCAGATTTCGACATCAAGCCGTTTAACATCATGGACTTTGATAAATATTGGGAACATACCGAGCGATCAGTGCAGGAAAATATTGTCAGAGCGTTACAACAGCCGCAGGTATTATCCACTATGGCCGTTGCTGGAAAACTCGGCACTTCGTCTGAGATAGAAGATGCAAAAGTCTTTTATTCAGAAATTACAGGCTATCACCGGATGATCATTGAAGAGGAATTTTCACGACTGATTGGACAGCCTATTCAGATTGTTCCTGTCGCAACAAAAAGCAACCAAAGAAATGCTGCTAATAACCCCTGAAGATATTCGCACGTTTAAAACGCTATCGGTTAATATACCGGACGAGCGCGTCAATCCGTTTATTCAGGAGGCGCAACTGTTCGACCTTAAAAAGGTATGCGGCAAGGCGTTTTTTGACAAACTGATAGAGCCAAATTCACCGCAGAACTATCCGGAACTGTTCGATCATTATGTTGGATTTCTGGCCTATCGGTCTTATTACAGGCTGATAAGCAACAATCAGATAACAGTAACGGCAAACGGTGTTGTTTACAAGCGAACTGAATTTTCCGATCAGGTTCCGGTGGCAGATTTGGCGGCAATCAAAAATCATATTCTGGACGGCTCGAAAGTTTATGAGCAGGAGTTTATCGATTACATGAATGCCGAATCAACCGATGCCGCAACGAAGTATCCCGAATGGCTTGAATCTGATAGATGTACCTGCTTAGGCAAGCGCAAAGTGTACGGAGGCGCAACGATTACAGCGGTCGGACGGCCAATAACGCAACGATACACCGGGCATGGCTATCGCGATACAAAATGATGATCTTTCGATCTTACTGACCGAGAACAGCGTTACAACAACGATATGGAAAGACAATGCCCGCGTGCTTGCATTCGGCGATGTTGTGCGAATTACCGACCGTGATGGGATCAGATATGAGTTTCTATACACGGATGTAATCAGTCCGGCAGAACCGAGCGCGGCTGATTTGGCCGATACCATCAACGGCTACCTGATTACGATTGTCGGAGGAGGAGGAGGACCATTAAACCTTGTAGGCTCATTTGGAGTAAATGTTGGCAACGGTCAAACAGTAATATTACCGGGTCAGGTAGGTTATTGGACTGCACCTTGTGATGGAGCAATAACTGATTGGGCTATTCAAAGCAGCGCAGCAAATGGTACTATCCAGCTTGATGTTTGGAAAGCAGCAGGAGCATTGCCAACTGTTGCAAACAGCATCATTGGTGCTGGAATCAAACCATTTTTGACAGCCCAAAGGTATAGAAAACAAGGAGCTACATTTACAACATTAACATTTTCAGCAGGGGATGTATTTGGGTTTTATGTTGATTCCAATGCAATATTAACATGGGCAGCACTTCAAATTTTCTACACAAAAACATGATCAATAAGGTTGGTGTGTATAGATATGCTGATTCGCAGGAGTTTGAACCAGCAATTGAAATTAATCACACCCAAATAACAGCCGCAACATTAACTTTAGAATTACAGCCTATATGACATACACAATAATACAAAAAGAGGTATTTGGTTCGACCTTGTTTATCAAAGCGATTTTTAGTTTTGAAGAAGAAAACAACCAAC